AGTCCCAGGTGCCAAAAAGACTGCAAATCAAACCGCCCAGAATGACATTAAAGAAGTAAAAAAGGGTGATTTAGTAGTAAAATCAACCGCCCAACATGACAATTGTTCTGAGTGTAATTTAACAGAAGCCGAGTTAGGCAATATGACAATAGCTAAGTTCGTTAATCTAAAAGAGTTAGCCGGATTCAATTACTCAGATTACTTGGTTAAAATACTACAAGCCCTAAGAACAGATAAGTTCGAAGACTTACTTGCATTGACTGAAATGGATATAACAGAAGGGCTATTACCACAGAGAGATATTAACAAATTAAGAATAGTCTTGAAGGATGGGTTTCGTAAGAACAGAACAATCAGACAAATAGAAAACGAAATCGACCGGTCAATTAATTTAAAGGATAGAGTTAAAATCCAAGAAGACGGAAGTAAGAAATTAACACAGTCCGCAAGCACAAGACCAGTAACCATAGCAAGAACAGAAACAGTTAGGTTGGCAAACCAAGGGCTCAAAGATATGTACATAGAGAATGACATTACTTCTTACAGGTACTTGGCGGCACTAGACGACAGAACTTCTGCTATCTGTACTGATTTAAACGGTCAAGTTTTCTTAACTAAAGACGGAACACCTGGAGTTAACATGCCCCCAATGCACGTAAACTGCCGTTCATCTATCGTCGGGCTAGTGGACTAAATGACACAAATAACTGAAGATACTATTCCAAAGTGTGCGAAGTGCAAAATAAGGAGAGCAGTATGTTTGATGAATCAATTATGGGTATGTGGACAATGTATACACGAGTTCAATCAGAATCAAATTAAACTAAAACAGAAGGCATTTCTTGAAGGATGATATACATAGACCCAGTAACAAGACAGAGAGTAACATACCAACCAGACTCAGGTGACTTTCAATACTCACGTGTAGGCGGTAGTGCAATAAGTACTCAGGTAATTCCAATCTTAGGACCAAGCGCACAACAACAAATGAATCAAGGTAGGTCAAACGCTTTGTTCGGAACAGACGAAGCATTACAAGGCAAGACATTACCAGACTTAGGAATAACAGGCGAGAACATCCAGACAACCAACAGACACAGAATAACAAGGAGAGTGGACCCAAATCGGAACAATTGAACCACCCAAGAAAAGAGAACACCGTATAACACTTAAGACAGGTGAAGACTTTGAGACCGGAACAATAGACGGTTACTTGAATACATTAATTATAGATTCGAAAGAACCAGTTTCCGTGACAATTGAAAGTAGCCTAGGTTATTTGATATTTCATAACTCACAACACAAGGGAATAAGATACTATGCACCTCGAGCAGTCCTTCAAGGAGACATAGCAAAACTAATAGTACAAGACCAATTCGATAAGTTCAAACTCAACGAAAGTCTTAATATTAGGGTAACAGGCCCAACAAATTCCGAAGTCAGCATATTATTGAGGATTGATTAAATATATAGTGTGCTTCTCAATATTCTTAAACTAAAAGTAACTAACTTATGTATAATGGCAGAGAAACAAGAGGGATTAATGTTGGAATATTTCGTTCCAATTAAATCTAGTGCAGAGTTAGATGGAGATTTTACCATAAATGGGATAGCAATCAATGAGACAACTACTTCTAATGGGCATCAATTTGTTGGTGAGGAACTAAGTAAATCTGCTAATACCTTAATCGGGGTGCCTTTACTTAAGGATCATAATAACTCGGTAGACTCAATAGTCGGTAAAGTAAACACAGCACATTGGGACGAAGCATTAAGAAATGTGCCATTCAAAGCAGTCGTAAAAGATGCTAAAGTAAAACAATTAATCCAGGACGGATTACTTAATTCTGTTTCCGTAGGTGCACACGTAGACCCAAAAGACATAGAAGAAATGGAAGACGGTACAATTAGACCGCATAATATTCAATTCAAAGAACTTAGTGTTGTAGCAATTGGCGCAGATGGTGGGGCTACATTCGGTATGGCATTGAACAATGCGTACAAATCATATTCAACTAAAGTTGATTTAAACAGTACTGAAAGGAGGTTTAATATGACAAAAGAAGAAAAGAAAACTGAGTCTGAAGAGGTAGAAACCCCAGAAGTCCCTAAAGAGGAACCAACGGAAGAGCCAACACCAGAAGTAAGCGAGGAAGAGAAAGCAGTTGACGAAAAGATTGCAAAACTTAGAATCGCAGCTAAAAAGAAAAAGCTAAAACTAATGGAAGCTGACGCTGACGAGGCTGAAAAGCCAGAAGAGAAAAAGGAAGAACCTGAAGAGGAAGAAGAGGAAGAAACCGAAGAAGACGAAGTTGAAGAAAAAGGAGATTATAAGTTTAATCAAACGTATAATTCTTTTGGAATCGAGAGGAAGTCATATGTGTATAACTGATGGCAACAGCATTAGTTTTAAGTAATCCTTTGGGAGCACAGGCTTTGTTCGATGGTGGAGTTCCTAGAACTTTTACCGCTAAGGCACTTGCAACTATTTCAGGTGGACAGTGGGTACAATTTTCTGGTACAGCACTTGTAGTTTCAGGTGCAGAGTCATTTCAATCATCTGATTTAACTGCTTTCGGAGCAATTAAGTCTGAACTTTGTAATGGTCTTGCATTGAATAACGCAGGTTCAGATGAGTGGGTAACTATAGCAACACGAGGAGCATATCTTTGTTCAGCAGGACAAATTGTTTCAGGTGGATGTTTAGTAACACATAACGAATCTGGTTGTGTAATGAATCACAGAGGAACAGAATCCGGTACAGGTATCTTAAATGATACTCCTATTGGACGTGCATTGACTACATCGGCATCCGGTACAGCTCTTTACAGTCTTATTGATTTGAATTTATAAAATGGTAATGACAAAATTAAATGAGTACATAAGTAGAGCAGACGGTACGCCAGGGCAGTCTTTAATTCCACAGTTGATTTTACCAAGAGTAATTGAGGAAGCAGAAAAGAATTTGATTCCTAGAGAGATGGCAGCATTTGTTATTGGACCAAGTGAGTTTAAGGGTAGCACAATGTATATGGACTTAGAAAGCCCTAATACAATGGATGTCCGAGAAGTCAGTGAAGGAGCAGAAGTTCCTCTTGACAACATGAGTTTCGATAATGTTTCGTTTACACCAATTAAATATGGTGTAGCAATTCGAATCACTAGAGAAATGATTGAGGATTCACAAGTACAATTACTTAGCAGAAATATTGCAACAGCAGGAAGACGTTTCGCAGAGAATGAGACTAACTTGATTTTGGCTATACTAGATACAGCAAACGCAACCACAGCAGGTGGCGCAGCAGTAACTATCGCTAATATCGCAGAGTCTATGTTTGATGTGGAAGATAACGACTACAATCCAACAGATTATCTATTAGGAAACGAACAAGTACAAGATTTAAGAAATATTGATACTTTCGTAGAAGCCGATAAGGCAGGAAATACTAATATGATGAGCACTGGAGGAATAGGAACTATCTTTGGTTTGAATGTTACAAGATATTCTACTAACGCAGGTACTAACGCAGTAGCCACAAGTGGTTATATCTTTGATAGAAGTCAGGCTTACGCACTAGCAATTGCAAGGGATATTACTATGGAAAACGTAGTTCTAGCAACTTACGATATGGAAGGCGCAGTATTGACTCAAAGAATTAGCGTATCAGCATTAAGAACAAAAGCAATCTCTAAGATTACAACAACTTAAACGTAAATAATATTTACAATAATGCAGTTTTGAGAAATCTGCTGAAACCAAAAACCTCAGCCGTAAGGCATGATCGACAAAGATAGAAGGGAGGACAAAAAATGACAATAGTAACAAACAATATGACAAATGGATGTCAAGATGGAATGGGTAACGGAACAGGATCCGGTGATATACCGGCAGGTGTGACCACTATAACTCAAGGCAATCCAGATAATATACTAACAGCACAAACAGGTTCTGATATAGTTTACGATGCAGCTAATGGTGAATTTTACATCGAGGATGGTGTCGGAATTGGTGGTAGCGAATGGAGGGCATTGACTTAAAATGACAGCAGATTTAAGATTAATGTCTTTTACTAGTGGGACTGTCACTGGTGATTTTACAGGGAACCACGCAGCTTCTTATTCAATTTTATGCGGGGTTAGCGGAACAACCACAATACCACTCAGGGTATTAAATGATGGGTCTCTCGTGACCTCTGGTGCTTAATGGCCCTCGACACTATAGGTTCAATAGCCAACTTTCTTCAAGAGAGTTTTAACAATGTTCCAACCGGTTTAAGTGGAGCTAATTTAGTAGCAGTCGTAGACATGAACAGACAACATGTTGCTAATTATATAGGCGAAGCGATTGGATCTAACGCAATAGATATAGAATTTCAACCTCCAATAGTTAATCTTTCTAAGGCAGATACAATAGACTTCGTACAGGCCCAGGCAGGCGGAGAAAAACTAAGTCTTGGGGAATTAAGTGTCGAAGAATCTGGAGAAGAGATGAGTTCAAAGTTTTGGAGACAGTTAGCTGATAGTCAACTTAACGAAATAGGTCACAAGACCCAATTTGTAAAAAGTTTAAGCTAAATTGAAAGGAGGTAAAAAAT